GGGTCTAATTGTACAAGAGGAACGCTATAATTTTTAAGAAATTTTTTCTCTTCGGCCATTTCAGCTTCATCATCATATGATGTTTGTTCCAGTAGTTTTCTTTTAAACGCAAATGTACCGGCCGTTGCATGAGTCGCACCGTACGGACCAAACTGATAAATTTTATCTAAATCATTAAAATATATATAAACAATACTGCTACCCACTGCTAAAGCCTGTGGGTGACCCATTAAGCGTTTCACTGCGTGATTTACACGGTCTGGTGGGTAAAAATCATCATCATCCATATAAACGATCATTTCACCCTTAGATTTTTCATGCATTAAGTTACGTTTTCTACCCAGTTTTATTTTTTTCTCATACCTAAAGTATTTAACACACTCAATATCTTTAAATAAATCTTCTACTGAATCTTCACCATCGTCAATAATAATCCACTCCATTAGTTCTTTTGGATATGTTTGTGATTGAAAACAACGAATTAAATTTGGAATAAAAAGTCTTCTGTTGTAAGTTGGTGTACATACACTAACAAATGGTTTTCCATTTGGAGATACTTTTTTAATCTTCTTCTTTTTCTTTCCCATAATATTAATTTAATATTAATAACTATTTAATATTAAATAGTTTTAAAATATATTTAATCAACACAATCTTTTCCTTTTTCTTTTTTAAGAACGGCAACTATTGGTTGTTTTGGCGCACTACAGTTATTACTACACCTGGGTTTAACAGTTTTATTTAATGATAAAAAGTATTCAACTTGTTTTCTTCCTAGTAGTACAAACAATAGTGTTGTTATTACACCAAGAGCCATTTCACCGTTTTCACCATGCATAAGTTTCATGGGATACCAATTACTTGTACTGCTTTTTAAGTAATTTTTGAAACGAAGAATCCACATTCCACCGGCAAGAATAGCCCAGATATATCTATAATCCCAAACAATATTTGCCCATGTTTTAAATACAACTTGAGGTCCATCTCTTTTTCCTTCATGTAAGCCTGTGAATATTGAACCAAAATAACCAAGTGTTAGTAAAAAGGTTACCAATGAAAAGAAAACCCCGCCAATTAAATATAATAATACCCAACCAACATATTTAAGTACCAATAGACCTGTACTCAAATTATTTTTCCAATCACCTTCTTCCCATTCAGGCTTTTTTACAACACCTTCTTTAACTAAAAATGTTACGATGGCTTGTACTGGTGCTACAAACATTGAAATAATAATACTTACAACAAAAAATAAAGGATATACAATAAATAGAAGAATAGGTACAACCAGAAAGATTACAAGGAAATCTTTAATCCACCATGTTCTACTTATTTTTTTTATTTCATCTTTATATCCCCACTGATATTGTTTATATAATCCCTGTTTGATAATACTAACAGTTTTATACCATATAATTGAACAATATTGTAAGGTGATATACAATGGCATCTTAAATATATACCCAGTCGTATATCCATCATCTCCTTTAAGTGCTTCTGAGGGAAATAACCCTTTATTTAAAGCGGGAAACAACATTTTGGCATATTTATCTTTGTTAGCATCTTCAAATATTTTTGGATATACAATTCCTTGTGTGGGGTCAGTTTTAAAAACGCTCGTTAATGGTATTTCTCTACATTTACCTTTCACAATAGCTAGTGGAGAACTTTTTATTCTAAATAAAAATCCAGCAAATAAAAAAGACATTAGTGCGACAACTAAACAGTTAGCTATCGGTGTATTTAAAAATACATTAATAGTTCCAATATCCTTTTGACACTGATCACTGGTATTATAAAATGTTCCCGTCGGACAATCGCATTTATTATTAGACACATCATATTTTGCCTCGTCATTTAATTCGCATTTTATTTTAGCTCCATTTGATACATCCCCAGTAGCTCCTTCAATTATTTTTTTTTTAAATGGATATATATTTTCTATCTTTTTTTTTAATTCTTTTAGATATTTGTCCATGTCTATATAAATAATACATAAAAATATTATTTAGAAAGTAATTAATAAATGGCAATATATGAAATTAGATTTAACTCCAAAATTGGATTTTAATAATGTTTTAATTAAGCCTCAAAGAACAACAATATCATCTAGGTCAGAAGTGTCGCTAGAAAGAACATTTGTTTTTAAGAATAGTATGAGTGAATGGACTGGAGTTCCTATAATATCTGCCAATATGGATACAACAGGTACATTTAGAATAGCAAATATTCTTTCAAAACATAAAATTTTAACCTGTTTAAATAAATTTTATACATTAAAAGATTATCAGCAATATTTAAATCAACAAAAAATAAATATTAAAGATTTTTGTCCAGCATCGTTTTTGGAGAATGTTATTGTATCTACGGGCATTAGTGATAAAAATTTTGAAAATTTATGTGAAATTATGGATGGCATTCATTCTCTAAAATGGATATGTATTGATGTGGCCAACGGCTATATGGAAAAAATGACTCATTTTTGTGAAAAGGTTAGAGAAAGATATCCTAAAGCAATTATAATTGCGGGGAATGTTGCGACAAGTGAAATGACGCAAGAGTTAATCATTAATGGAAAAGTTGATATTGTTAAAGTGGGTATTGGTCCTGGTTCCGCATGTTTAACACGTATGAAAACAGGTGTAGGTGTGCCTCAATTATCGGCTATAATTGATTGTGCTGATGCCGCACATGGATGTAGTGGGCATATTATTGGCGACGGCGGTATAACGTGTCCGGGCGACATGGCAAAAGCTTTTGGCGGCGGCGCTGATTTTGTAATGTGTGGTGGAATTTTTTCCGGACATGATGAAAATCCCGGAGAATTAGTAGAGTTAAATGGTGAATCATATAAATTATTTTATGGAATGAGTAGTGAATTGGCTATGAAAAAGCATTATGGAAAAATGGCAAAATATCGTTCATCGGAAGGAAGAGTTGTAAAGGTAAAATACCGCGGAAGCTTGGAAAACACCGTATTAGATTATTTAGGAGGTTTAAGGTCAACATGTGCTTATGTTAATGCTTATAAAATAAAACATTTACCAAAATGTACGACTTTTATTTTAGCAAACCAACAATTAAATACTCATTTAGTTAAATAAAAAGTAGAATTATATATATAATGAACTTTATGGAAAAATTTTTTGTAGCATTGTTTTTTGTTGTAATGGGATTTGTATTATATAATTTATATTTAGATACGAGTTCTTATTTATATTCGAAAAATATAAGAATTATGGATTTATTGTTAGCTAATAAAATAGTTATTTAATATATATGAATTTATCGTTTGGAAAAATTATATATATACCTATTATTTTAATCATTATATTTGTGTTTATTTTTGTGTTTATGAATATATTTATAGATGTAAAAACATATTTTAAACCAAAAAAAGGGACATACATAGTTGAAGGTGCGACAAATGCTATAACGAGAAGTTTCGATGATAATAAATTTAAAAAAATAATTTTGCCAGATATTGATGATTATGATTTAGAAATAGGTATACCAGTGGATCAAAATTTAAATGCTACTGTTCAAGGTAATTGGGGGTTTAACCAAGATGAAAATGGCGTTGGATTTAGTACTGGTATTTATAGAGATGGATACTCCGCAGATGGTAGTATATTTAAAGGGATTAGTGAAAAAAGATATAAGTATATGTTTGACAGGGGACCATATGTTATATTATATAAAATAAGGAAAAATAAGAAAGGAAAACATGATGTTACAATATTTATAAATGATAAGAAACATTTATTTATTAAAAATGAAGGAATTTCAAGTGGGAAAATTCAATATATAGGAACAAATGAAACAAGATTAAATAAACAAACAGATTCAACAGATGAGGGAAGGAGAAAGATTGATTATTTAAAATTTATTCCAAAGCAAGACTAAAAAATTTTATTTAATGTATATATAAGTAATGTTCATATATATATTACCAATTTTAGCAATAATAATTTCAATATTATTTGTTCAAAAATATATGACTATTAAAGAAGGAAATCAAAATCAATCAACTACTCCTCCATCGCATCCACCTGGTGTTACCTCTCCACCACCGGGTGTTCCCCCACCACCGGGAACTGCTCCTTCGCCGCCTCCACCGGGAACAGCCGCATCTGGACAGCAGCTATCGCAAAGATTCCCGGAGAGTCAGCAGGATATGAATGAACGCATACAACGTAATAAGATCGCCAAGGGACAGCGGAGCATTGCGACGAAGTGGAACAAACTGGCGGAGAACCTCCATAAACAAGGCGACGTGGAGGGCGAGAAGAGGGCTAGAATGAAGGTCAAACAGATAGGGGATAACATTTACCAGGCGGAGCAGAATGGACTCGCCCCTCCACAACTACCGTCTGATCTTACCTATCCACCACCGGGTACTGCTCCTCCAACGCCTCCACCGGGTGTTCCCTCTGCGCCGGACACAACAACATCAACATCGCAGGCTAATTCAGCACAACAACAACAAGCTCAATCAGCTGCGTCTGTAGAACAAAGCAATTTAGCGAGCGAATGGATAAAACAGCAAATAGGAAAAGCGCCTCAACATGACCCAACCGGTGTTCAAACAGGAACAACAAAATGTCATATAGAAAATTGTGTTAAACCCGATAAGGTAGGAGGGGGTTGTATTGGAGAAACAGACCCCACTGATCGACGCGGGTATAACGATAATCCCATAGAAAAAAGTGATAAATCATTATACAAATCTTGTAATCACAAATGTTTATTACCGGGTACAGCTGGTTATAAAGACTTAATGCCATCAAATATGGCAGATTATAAAGTCGAGGTACATGGTTGTAGAACCGATACTCAATGTAATGCCTGTGGTAGAGTAGCAGTAGATGTACCAAGTGACAGTGGTTTCTGGAAATATATTAATAAAGGCGCCATGGGTATTAAAAGATACTGGGAACAACATAATTTAAAATTCGATGATAGTAATAAAGCCACTGGGTATTTACAGGGTTATATAACAAAATGCGAACAAGAAAGAATGCAAGGTACGCATAAGAAATCTTGCCCAGCTGATTTATGGACGCCAGAAGAAAGAGATAGAAAGAAAGCCGAATCGTTGGCAGCTGTTAAAAAATCCGAAGAGGAAAATAAAGAAGAAGAGGCAAATACAGTAAATGCTATGTCAAATAATGCCGACACAACAACCGGGAATATGTTTTTAGACATTAATAATCCATCGCATATAGGCCAAAAAGATATGAGTCTTGAAGATTACTATAATCGCAGAATATTAAATAATAATAAAGAAAATAGATTAGGTGGCAGCAAATCTTCTTATACCGAACAATATAAACCAGATAACAAAAGAAAAATTCAATATTTTAATTCTGTTTGGAAATTATTTTAAATAATTATAAAAGAAA